TTACAACTGCACCAGTGGCAGTGAGTGCTCCGGTAATTGAAACTGCTCCAGCACCTGTAGCAACTCCAGAGGAAATGGGAGCAACACCAACTGCTCCAATTGCGACTCCGGCAGCGGCACCACAGACGCAAAAAGCAGAAGATATACTTGCTATGATTCGTAGCAGACAGTCTGCAACTTAACACGGCAAAGGAGGGCAAGGTTTATTTCCTTTCTCCTTGCCCTCATCGTCCTTTCAAGGTAAACCGCTATGTCTATACCCGCAAAATTTGACTTACGCAACGATGATATCAATCAGTTGCCAGCAGTGATTAGTCTTCCTGATCACTTGGGCGGATTTGACTTAACTGGTAAAAGTTTGGATCTAACTGAGTTAGCAAAAACCAACCGCAACATAACAGTTAATGTAGAGTATATTGTTGATCAACAAATTCGTGACAATTATGCCAATTTAGATTTAAAATTTAATTGTGAACTTTGGGCATCGGGCAATTATGTTCAGAAGCTTACAGGATACCGAGTACATCCGGCTGTGAATTATCGTAACTTTGTTTGCAGTTTTAATGGCAGTAATCATGTTGGTAGACAACTACTAGCAAGTGCATTGAAGAAATTTGGTTACTTTGACCAATCGTATTGTAGCAAGAACTTTGTGCAAACTGGCACTGAACTCGAAGGGCACATCAAAAATTATGTAGAAAATACCAACTTCTACAACAAGTTTTTTGATTGTACAGATCTATTCAATCAACAACAATATAGTTTTGGGCATGTGCGTTATGAACATGACAAGAACATATACAATTTAGAAAACAAACTCACTGAAAGTTTTGTAAACATAGTAAGCGAAACAATGCCCACTAGCTATTATCCGTTTGTTACTGAAAAAGCACTATATAGCATAGTAACTAGAGGTTTGTTTTTGGCTTATGCACAACCTGGATGGCATGCCTATATAGAAAAATATCTTGGGTTTAAATTATATACCAAGTTGTTTGATTACAGGTTTGACACTATTGTTAATCCTGTTGAACGATTGGTAGAGCTAATGACTATGATCAGTAAGTTTAGTAAACTAACTCCGTTTGAGTGGCACGATTTGTATTTGTTAGAGTCCGATACAGTTGAATACAATTACAATCATTATTTCAGCAATGATTACCTAAAAAATCTAAAACAGTTTGACAATACACTAACAATATAGTATAATAACATATTAGACAGAGAGATCGTAGAATGGAAAAGCACTTGTTAGTAGGATGCAGTTTTACCGACCCTAGGTGGCAAGATGCAATTCCTTGGAGCGTACATTATAGTAAAAACTATCAAACATCATACATAGTTGCAAAAGCTGGCATGGGTTGGAATGGAATTTGCACTGAAGCATATATGTATGCACAAAATTTGAAATTTGACCATTGTGTGATAATGCTACCCGATATGTGGAGAATGGACATAGAACTAAATCACGAAGGTAACACAGCTAATGCTATGGTAGACTTATTAGAAAGTGACAGAATAATAATTCCTGCTGTACGAAAGTGGATCATATCAGGGGGACTGCATTGGAATCAAATAACAACGTTACATAGTAAAGAATTAAAATTATTCGATCAACTTTACAAATATCAAGATTTTTTACCTATAATGAGAGAACACGTACTTCTTAGTCTTAGAGCAAGAAACATTTCGTATACCATTACTGCAATTAAAGACCCAATGCATCAATTAGAAGGATTAGATTATATTAAAGATGATATAGTTGAGTTATTTGATAGTGTTGAATATAAAAACTGGTTAAGATTTGACGGTAAATTCGTTGATGAATTTGTTGGACACAATAACCATCCTACAACCGAAGAACACAAACTTATTGGAGATTATATATGGCAAAACCATTTGACGTAAGCAAATTCCGCAAGGACATTACCAAAAGCATTGACGGATTGTCAATTGGCTTTAACGATCCAACAGATTGGATCTCAACAGGCAACTATGCACTAAACTATTTGATCAGTGGAGACTTTAATAAAGGTGTACCATTAGGCAAGGTTACAGTGTTTGCTGGAGAATCCGGAGCAGGTAAAAGTTATTTTGCCGCAGGTAACATTGTAAAACATGCACAGGAACAAGGCATATTTGTTGTATTAGTTGATACTGAAAACGCACTCGACGAAGCATGGTTAAAAGCACTTGGTGTTGATACTAGTGAAAGCAAACTGCTTAAACTAGCAATGTCAATGATTGACGATGTTGCAAAAACAGTTAGCACATTTATGAAAGACTACAAAGCATTACCAGACGGAGAACGTCCGAAGGTATTGTTTGTAATTGACAGTTTAGGCATGATGCTAACACCTACTGATGTTAATCAATTTGAAGCTGGTGACATGAAAGGTGACTTGGGTAGAAAGCCCAAAGCATTAACTGCACTTGTAAGAAACACAGTTAACATGTTTGGTAGCTACAATGTAGGTATGGTGTGTACTAACCATACTTATGCGTCACAGGATATGTTTGATCCGGATGATAAGATATCAGGTGGACAAGGATTTATCTATGCAAGTTCGATTGTTGTTGCTATGAGAAAACTCAAACTAAAAGAAGATGAAGATGGCAACAAAATAACACAAGTAAAAGGCATACGTGCCGCTTGTAAAGTTATGAAAACTAGATATGCAAAGCCATTTGAAAGTGTGCAAGTTAAGATACCTTATGAAACAGGAATGAATCCTTACAGTGGACTTGTTGATTTAGCAGAAGCAACTGGTTTGCTAACAAAACAAGGCAACAGATTGCGTTTTTTAACAAGCGACAAAGAAGAAATACTACAATTTCGCAAGGCTTGGGAACGCAACGAAGATGGTTGTTTAGATAAAGTTATGCGTGACTTTAATAAAATTGAGGAAGTGCTAAGTATACCTGAAGAGGATGTGGTAGAAATTGCTACTCCTATTGAAGATACAGAAACATTTAACGAGGAGAACGTATAGTGTCATTAGACTTAGCCGCATTAGTTTGGAAAGAAACACGCCCATTTATGTTAGACACAGGAGATGTCCGTGAAGCAGCTGATTCAGTTGTAGCGGCATTAATGCAAGGTCATAATGCTGATGAAATTCGTGAAGCATTTAAGTTTGACGGTGCAATTAAAATGGCAGTTGGCAATTATCTTGGTGAAAACGATGTAGATGACTTTGAAGATGAGGAAGAAGATGAGCTACTAAATCAGTACAATGATGACGGCGAATTCAACTACGACGAGTACTAGTATATGTGGTATAGTAAAGTAACAAATAATCTTGCTAACATTCCTCAGTTTATAACACATTGTGAACAAGAATTAGAAGTTGCCAAGAGTGAATGCAGGATTGGTGGACTTGTTGAAAAGAATATTAAATTGTTACCGGGCATCACCGAACAACGTTTTAATCAATTACAAGAGATTGAAGCAGTACTAAACTTCCTAAACATAAAACTTAGACAAATAAGACGCAAGCACTTTCAAAAGTATCTAGAAGGATATGCCAGAGCTTTGACAAGCAGAGATGCTGAAAAGTATGTTGATGGTGAAGATGAAGTAATTGACTTTGAAACACTAATCAACGAAGTTGCACTACTGCGTAACAAGTATTTAGGCATTATGAAAGGCTTGGATACCAAACAATGGCAACTAGGACACATAGTTCGCTTACGTACTGCTGGAATGGAAGATGTACAAGTATGACACCCGAATCTCATAGAATACGAATTGTTGATAATGTAATTTGGTATGATATTTGGAAAGGTGTATCAACACAACGGTTGCGTGATGATGATGTATTAGAGTATCTCTTAGATGATCTATCAAATGCTGGACTTGGTACTAACGATATTAAAAATTATTCTTGGATTGTTAATACCGGTTGGGAAGGACACAGTGCAGAGGACATTGAACATTTTCGTATACTGTTATTAACGCACGGACTTCCTGAGACCTGTTTTGGAGTAGTATTCATAGCATACGAAGATGTAGACAAGTTGACTTATCCTGCAATTTGTTTAACAGACAGAATGATTTATCTTGGTAATTGGTACAACGGTTTAAAAAAACAAAATGTAGATTGGCAGACTGTGTCAATGACGGCCAAGTTTACAGTGTTAATGCGTAGAGCAAGTGTAAGTCGTTGTCATCTAGCAAAACAATTATTGGATAAATTTAACACACGTGATATGATAATGACATTAGGAACAAGTCCCGGGTCAGATCCTCAACAGTTTAAAGATATAATAAAACCTTATGCATAC